TCTCGCACAAATTTTGACCGATCGGTCAAACTGCCGCCCTGTAGCAAGCGTAGCACCCCTTGTGGTACACTGCTTCCTATGGTTAAAAAACTTGTAAAAAGAGTAGAGTTTTCAACGATGGCCGGGGTTACGGCTACTGCTATTACAAGGGCCTGTCTTACGGTTTTAAAGCCTGCAATAGTAGGGCGGCGCATAGACGCGGCACACCCGGCCGCGGTCGAGTATTTAAGATTGAGGGCTGACCCTGAGACATTGGGGGCCGCTACAGGGCTGGACCCGCTATATGAGCACGCCGTCGCGCATTGCCGGGAGTCTGGCAACTTTACCATTTCGGCGGTGTCGAGGGGGCTGTCTATTGGCTACGCCAGGGCGTCTAGGATTTTTGCCACCATGACAGCGACGGGGGTCGCACAGCCTGCAGCGCCGGCCAAAGCGGGCCAGGTGGTGCCGCCCGGGCCGGCAAAGCCCACCCCCGCAGCTGCACGACCAACCCCCGCACCACCACCGCCCCGCATACTCGGCGGGACTGAGAAAAAACGCCAGACGAAAAAGCAAGAAGCCCTCGCCCGGCACACCACGAGCCCCACCTCTCCCGCCGAGACGGGCTCCACCCTGCATGAGATCCCCGACGACATAAAGAAATTCGCGGACATGACGCTCCGTGAGCTAATCCAGAGATATGGAACCGATGTGGCGTTCCTGGACTGGCTCAAGGCGACGAAACAGATCGAAGACATAAACGAGAAGCGCCTAAAAAACGCCACCACAAAGGGCGAGCTAGTAAGCCGCGAGCTGGTGAAAATCGGTGTGATTGATCAGATAAACGCGGCACACACGAAGCTATTGACCGACGGCGCCAAAACGATAGCCCTCCGGGTTGTGGCCATGAGTAAGGCAGGGCGTGCGGTTGACGAGTGCGAGAAATTTATCGTCGATCAGATAGGCTCATTTATTAAGCCCGCCAAGGTCAAGATGGCGCGAGCGTTAAAAAATGCCTGAGCTAAATGGAATCGGGGCGGACTGGCTGATCGACGAAGCGGCCGCGGTTGTGGACTCAGTAGTGCACGTATTGCCCAGCAATTTTAACGAGGAACACCGTTATTTGCCGGCTTCGGTGACGTCAATCCCCGGGTACATCCGCTACGCTGTAAACCCCTATATGCGCGAGATCGTCGATTGTTTCGACATCGATAGCCCCGTCCGCGAGGTCAGCGTGATGAAAGGCGTGCAGATAACATATTCGACATTGCTGGAATCGGGCGTCCTGTACTATGCGGCCCACATCGGCACGCTCCCTATGATGTACGTTACAGCTGACAAGGAGCTGGCCCAGGCCCGCATCGAAAATAATTTCTTGCCCATGTTCCAGCAATCCGGGTTCGGCCACATTATCAGGTCGAGTGACGAGGGGAACACCCGCAAGACGGGCAAAACAAAAAATCATTTGCAATTTGACAAGGGCGCTTTTCTGATCCCGTACGGGGCGAATAATGCGGACAAAATGCGGATGTGGTCTATCTGCATCATGCTGAAAGATGAGGTCGACGCCTGGCCGCTGGTGGTGGGCAAGGATGGCGACCCCGACGCTCTGACCGATGCCCGGACCGACGGCTACACCGAGCGAGCGAAGATTTTCAGGGGCTCGACCCCGCTTATCAAATCCAGCAGCGTGATATACCGCAATTACCTCCGGGGCGATCAGCGAAAATACAGGATCAGGTGCCGCGCGTGTGGTTTTCCCCAGGAGCTGCGCTGGTCCTCTCGCGATAAAAAAACAGGCGTGATAGGGGGGTTTGTCTGGGAGCTGTCGGACGGCGTTCTCGACACTGAGTCGGTTCGCTATTGCTGCCAGAATTGCGGGCACGGCCACCACGAGCACGACAAGGAATTCCTATACAGCCCAGATAATGGCGCGGCCTGGGAGCCCACGGCAAAGCCTGTCGAGCGGAACATTAGGTCGTACCATCTGCCGGCGCTGTATTCCCCGGTCGGTATGCGGCCCTGGTGGAAAAATGTTTTACAGTACCTGGACTGTTTCGACCCGACGACTAACAAAGTGACAGACATCCCCCGATACCAGGTTTTTTATAATAACGTGCTAGCCTGGCCGTTCGAGCCCATGGGCTCCCGCGTTACTTTTGTTAGTGTGTCGGCGCATCGCCGATCGGCGTATCGTATGGGCGAGATCCCGAACGAGTATGCCGCCGAGCATTCCGGATCTAAAATTCTGTATCTACAGTGCATGGTCGACGTCCAAAAGGAGGACCTGGCCGTCGCCGTGTTTGGTATCGTGCGCGATGCCAAGCCATACCTGATAACGTATGAGCGGTACGAGACTGCAGCAGCTGACGACGATTGCAGCGAGCTAACGTCACCCGTGTGGGGGCGATTGCGGGAGCTTATCGAGGAGACCACATTTACCGCCGATGACGGCCGGGTGTACCCCGTCTCATTTACGTTTATCGACGCCGGCTACGCTAATGATACGGTTACAACGTTTTGCGCGGACTATTCGTCCGGGGTGTTCCCCATACTCGGGCGCGACCGTCCGGCTAAAAATCAGGCGATAAAGGAGTTCGCCCAGTTCGAGACGCAGTCCGGGACCGTCGGCTACAGGATTCTAGTGGACCATTACAAGGATCGTATGGCGCCGGTATTGCGCCGCGAGTGGGTCGAGGGTGCCGGGGAGCAACGGGTTTACCATTTTAACGCGCCGGTGGATGTCTCCGACAAGCAGCTAAAAGAGCTCACCGTCGAGACCCGGCGGGAGAAAATCGACGACAAGGGGAACAAGGTGTACTACTGGCACCGGCGGGGAGGCGCAAAAAATGAGTTATGGGACTTGCTCGGGTATAGCTACGCAGGCACTGAGGTCATGGCCTGGAATATCTGCGTACAGTATTTTGAACTGGATACGATCGACTGGCCCCGGTTCTGGGATTATGTCGAATCGGAGGGCGTGGCTTTACAGTACTACGCGGAGCCGGTAGAATGAGTGTACAATTTTCAAATCATATAGCCAGGTACGGAATAATGTAAATGGACACCCCCGCATTTTTACAGGAACGCATAACGGCCACGAAAGCCCAGATTGTCGCCTATGAGGACGCATCGCTCGCACTCGGAACTGACGGCGCCCAATCGTACACGCTTGATACCGGCCAGAGTCGGCAAACCGTCACGGCCCCGGATCTTGAATGGATACAGAAAACCATCGCGTCGCTGTATAACCGCCTTGTTACGCTCGAAGCCCGCCAGACGGGTAACGGAACCATGATTGCACGGCCTGGCTGGTGAGAGCATCAAGCCACCCGCCACCCGCACCCCCCGAGCTCGATATCGCGGCCCCTGTCGTATCGGTCGACGATTTGAGCCCGGCCGCATATAACGGGCAGACCGGCCTATCTCCCTATCGCCACGCGGTACACGATGGCGGGAAGTTTTTCGGCGGGTTCGGCGACACCCAGATCCAGCATATTGATTACTGGACACTGCGCGCACGTTCCAGCCAGCTATTTAACGAAAACATGTATGCGCGCGGCCTGATCCGCCGCCTGGTAACGAATGAAATAAACATCGGGCTATTTCCCGAGGCCTTGCCCGAGGAGGGCATACTCGGAATGGAGCTCGGCACCCTCGACGATTGGTCCGAGAACGTAGAAAACCGGTTCGACGTGTGGGGCAAAACCCCCGAGGTATGCGACTGGCAGCACCAGCGCACCTGGGGCGCACTTGTACGCGACGCACGCGCCGAGGCCCTGATCTGCGGGGACATGCTGGTCGTTTTGAGGCAGTCACCGAGGACCAAAACCCCCCAAGTGCAGCTAGTGAGCGGAAATAAGGTTCGCAGCCCCCTCATGGCCGACGTCAAGCTCCGCAAGGGCTACACCATATCCCACGGGGTAGAGCGAGACGCAGCCGGGCGACATGTGGGCTATTGGGTCAAGCAAGACAACGGCGAGGTAAAGCGTATACCCGCACGCGGTGAGCGTTCAGGCCGGCGTATCTCGTGGATGGTGTACGGCACAGACAAGCGCCTCGACGACGTACGGGGTCAGCCCTTGCTGTCTCTGGTTCTGCAGTCCCTGAAAGAGATTGACCGCTACAGGGATTCGACACAGCGTAAAGCCGTCATAAACTCTATTTTGGCCATGTTTATCAAGAAGACCGAGGATAAAATGGGCTCGCTGCCGGTCACAGGGGGCGCGGTACGCCGCGATGTAGTCTCTACCACCACGACCGACGGCAAGGCCCGCCGGTTCAACCTCGCCGAACAGATCCCCGGCGTGGTCATGGAGGAGCTGCAGCACGGCGAGGAACCGGTTAACATGTCCGGCAATGGGACGGACACTAATTTCGGCCAGTTCGAGGAGGCTATCATCCAGGCGGTGGCGTGGGCGAACGAAGTCCCGCCGGAGATCTTGCGGCTTGCGTTTTCCAGCAACTACAGCGCCAGCCAGGCGGCTATAAACGAATTTAAAATATACTTGAACCTCGTCTGGTCGAGCTGGGGCGCGTCGTTCTGTACGCCGATATACCAGGCCTGGCTTGTTAGCGAGACGCTATTGCAAAAGATTGACGCGCCGGGCATGCTTCTTGCATGGCGCGACCCCACCCAATACGACCTATACGGCGCGTGGGTGGCGGTTAACTGGTGCGGGACAGTTAAGATGTCGACCGACCCGGTCAAACAGGGCAAGGGGAGCAAAATGTATGTCGACCAGGGCTGGTCCACCAATGCCCGCGAGGCGCGGGGCATCAATGGGACGAAGTTCTCGAAGAACATTAAGACGCTGCAGAGGGAAAACGAACAGAAAGTCGACGCTATGCGCCCGCTTGCGGCATTCGAGAAAGAATTCGGGGCGGACACGGTGAAACGCGCGGGGGACACACTGGCGAGCGAGGTTGGCGAGATTTTATCGATAGTGGAGAATTCAGCAGATGGCTAAAGGGCCGTTTCAGATTACGCATGATTTCCCCGCCGCGGTGGCATTGGGGCTAGTCAAGGGCGTGGAGCCGATGAACTTTTTCGGCTCTTCGTCGTCGATACCCGGCGATGTCACCGGGGATTTGAGCGCCACAGGGCAAGACGACGTCCCACTCCCAGCCAACGGGGGGGAGGCCTTGGAATTAGTAAGTGATAGCGCACTTGATGCGGCCCTGGTCACTGTCCGCATTAGTGCTCTGGGTCCGCTGGGGATCATAATCCCGGAGTTCGACGTGGTGTTGAACGGCACCACGGCCGTCGGTCTCCCCGGTCTCATATCCCGAGTGAATAGCGCCCGGTGTATCAGCGACGGGGGGTTCGTCGGGGCGATTAGTATCCAATCAGCAGGAGGGGCGGGCGCTGTGTTCGGTGTAATGACCGCAGTGGGTCAGCGGTTAGTCAGCGGCGCGACAACTGTCCCCGCGGGCTGGACGGGGGTACTCAAGACTATGTTGGGGACTATGCAACGGACCCAGGGAGGGACTACCACGGCCGTTTTCACACTGGCCATAAAAGCAATGACGCAAGATACTTTCGGGGTGGTGTTTGGGTTCGGGGTACAGCGGGACGGGGACACGAGCATCGAATTTAACAACCCTTACCCGGGAAAGATAGTAGGCCCGGCGGACATCAAGCTACGCGCGACCCCGGACACGGGCAGCATGGCGCTCGCCGCGCGCATAGGGGGCGTACGCTTTGACGCGGGCATGATTAGCGGTTAACATGTCACCAGAGAGGTAAAATTATTGTGTTGTGGTTATTAGAATCAAATGTATGGCAAGCAATGGAGCGCGCGCTCGCGGCGGGATTCACCCCCACGGCGGAGCAGCAAGCTCAGTATGAGGCCAGCTATACCGCGTTGTCTGCCGAAGGCGGCCCACGCCTCTTGACTATAGCCGGCGCCACCGCCGAGGTTTCCGTACAAGGAGTACTCACGAAGGCCCCCGATTTTCTGGCGATGTTGTTCGGCGGGGGCAATACCACATACTCCGAAATTATTTCAGCCGTTGCAGCGGCCGAGCAAGATCCCAGCGTTAAAGAGATTGTGCTCGCTATTGATAGCCCCGGCGGCAGCATCGACGGCCTGTTCGATACCGTCGAGGCATTACAGAACACCAAAAAACCGATGCGCGCCGTTGTGGCTAACCTTGCGGCCTCTGCTGCGTATGCACTGGCCAGCCAGGCGGACACTATCACCGCAGCGAACCGAGCCGTTCGAGTCGGTTCTATTGGCGTGGTAGCCTCATTTTTTGTAGACGACAGCACAGTCCAGATAACTAGCACAAAAGCGCCTCACAAGCGCCCCGACGTTACCACAAAGGCGGGCGCGGATGTTGTCCGGGCGGAGCTTGACGCATTACATGATATTTTTGTCGATGCCATCGCCAACGGGCGCGGCACGACAACAAAAGCAATTAATGCTGATTTCGGCAAGGGCGCTACAGTCCTGGCCGGGGAGGCGTTAAACAAGGGTATGATTGACAGTATTACGGGCCGGGTCCCGCAGGCTGTCATGGACCCCAAACCTAAACCCGCACGAAAGGGCGGCACAAAATCGGAGGCCAGTAAAATGGACCTAAGAACTTTCAGAGCCGATCACCCGGATGTATACGACGCCGCGGTTCAGGTTGGACAGGAAGCGGAACGCGATCGCGTTACCGCGCATTTAACAGCGGGCGAGCAGTCTGGCGACGTGAAGACCGCGAGCGAGTCCATTCGCTCGGGTGTTGGCATGTCCATGACACTGCAAACCTCTTACATGATGGCCGCGACTAACCGCGCGGATGTCACCAGCCGCCAGTTGGACGACGAGGGAGCCGCCCCCGCTGATGCGACAAACGCCGCCGAAGTTACTGCCGCAAGCGAGGCCGACAAGGTCGAGCTACGCTTGGCTAGTAACCTGGGCATGACTATGGAGGGCGCGGGATCATGAATATGACCGTAAATAATATTAACGTGGGCAGTGTCATTCTTTCCGAGGCACAGTCACGGGATGATTTGCTCACTTTCACCGGCGCGGGAACCGTCCTGGCGGGCACCATCCTGGCGCGGTCTACCGCGGACGGGAACCTTATCCCGTTCGTGAAGGGTGGGACTACTGCGGGAGATGGCATACCTAAAACCGTTTTGACCTACGATGTGACCGCCACGGGCGCCGGAACGGAGGCTATTCGCTCAATGGTTGCCGGGTCGGTCCGTAAGGAACGCCTGATAATCATCGCTGACGGCGACGCCTCGAACGTCGACGATGTGGTCATTGACGAGTTACGCGATTTCTCAATCATCGCCACCGATACCCAGGAATTAAACATTCCTGACAACCAGTAAGGGAGCGCATAACATGAGCACCGAAACCACCTCGCGCATGCTTGGCGCATATGTACAGGAGCAGGTCCCGACCTTGTACCTGTCTGGGATGTTTGAAAGCCCGCAGCAGAATTTTTATTCAGGCGAAAGTGTCGAGATTGACATTGTTCGCAGTGATGAAGATATCGCTATTGTTATTCAGGATCTGAGCACCGGGCACCGCATGAACTCGACGGACCTGTACACAAACAAGCAATTTACCCCCCCGATTTACAAGGAAGCGGTGGCGATTAATTCGTTTGATTTGTTGAAACGTATGCCGGGCAATGATCCTTTTCAGGACCCGGACTATCGCGCGGACGTAATGACCCGTCTTACTAGCGGCATGGTTAAGGTACAGCGCAAAATACGCCGCAGTATCGAGCTGCAGGCCTCCCAGATTCTGCAAACAGGTATTTTAACGTTAACCGATGAAACTGGTGCCGCGTTATATACGCTTGATTATAAGCCGAAGGCGTCACACTTCCCGACCTCGGGCACGGCCTGGGGCACGGCTGGCGCTGATCCGCTCGGAGATATTCTGGCCCTGGCTAATGTTATCCGTAACGATGGCCTATCCGATCCGGACGAGCTGCATTTCGGCGAAAATGCCTATCAGACGTTTATCCAGGATGATACCGTTCAGAAGCACCTTAACGGCCGCCGCATTGACCAGGGGTCAGTCGTTCCTATGACACCCCGGGGCGCGGGCGGCAACCATCGCGGGTTTATCGATATTGGTAACTACACATATCAGATATTCACTTATGGTGGACGCTATAAAGACCCACAGACCGGCGCAAAAATCCCCTATCTGGACACGGGAAAGGTTATTGTTCGCGCGAGTAGCGGCCGCATGGACGCCACTTTCGGGGCGATTCCGAACATCGGCCGCCTGTTGGGCGCTGGTGATCAGCTTCTCCCCGAGCTCCCCGGCCGTATTTCTGACACCGCCGGGGGCGTGGATTTGTTTACAAATGCCTGGATCACCCCCGACGGCGAGCAGTTGTTCGGCGGTGTAGGCACGCGGCCGCTGTTGATCCCGACAGCAATCGATACCTATGGGTGCCTAACTACGGGCGCATAATTTAAGCAGTGATAAAGGCGGGGCTTATACCCCGCCTGTCTTGACAATAAAAGGGTAATATCATGACAGCAAAGAAAACAACTCCGGCCCCCACTCCGCCACTGACTGCAGCAGAGCAGAAGGCAGCCGACGACGCAGCAGAGCAGAAGGCAGCCGACGACGCAGCAGAGCCGAAGCGCCCGAAGCTACTACTATGTCTGGGCAGATCACTTACAACCCTTCGCGGCATCCTGTCAGATGGTGACGAAATCACCGCCGAGGACCTTGTCGACGGCGCGGTTGCTATTAAGAAATTTATTAAATCCGGCCATATCGAAAAGGGCTAAATCGTGGGGCTACGTGAAACAGCCGAGAAACACCTCGCGGGTATTCTTGAGAATAAGAAACGCGGGTTCGGCTGGGACATAACCGTGACGGACCCATTCGGCCAACCGGTATCGATGGTCGGATTTTCTAACGACATAAGCCAGATAATTGACCCCGAGACGGGGCAGCTGGTCAGCGGCAGGTCGGCGTCGGTCTCTTTACGGATAAGCACTCTTGCCGCCGCATGTTTCCGGCTCCCGATAGGCGTTTCAGATTCCAGTATGCGCCCGTGGGTGATTCAGTTCGAAGATATCAACGGCAACCCCTACCGGTTCAAGGTGTCAAAGTCCAACCCGGACCGCGGCCTCGGTGTGGTTACTTGCTTACTTGAGGCCTACGAATGATCCCCGCATTAATAGATCGGCCGGATAATATCGAGGTAGTTCGGGACAAGATCGCCCTTATTCTGGCCACCGAGATAGCGAGTCAGCAGGCGCTCGCCACTGCAGCGGGGAAAGATCCCGACGATTGGAAACTCCGGATTTTTACAGAACGGTCGAACCCCTGGGAGCAGTTTTCCAACCAGGACGACGACGACCGGAGTCCACTCGTTAACGTGTGGATTGATAGCGCCACATATGACCGGTCGGCCAGCAATGTAATGGAGCGGCAGAAAACAGACGCGGTTTTTAATATTGATTGTTACGGGTATGCCGTTTCCTCGCAGGATGCAGCAGGAGGCCACAAGCCAGGCGACCGTGAGGCCGCTTTCGAGGTACAGAAGGCGCTCCGGCTAGTCCGTAGCGTAATGATGGCGGCTGAGTACACGTACCTCGGGCTTCGCGGCCTGGTGTGGGGCAGATGGCCTCAGTCGGTAACAGTTTTTCAGCCCGAGCTTGACGGGCAGACCGTTCAGCAGATTGTCGGCGCGCGGCTAGCATTACGGGCAGAGTTTAACGAGTTCAGCCCGCAAGTTGCAGAAAGCACCCTCGATTTTTTATCGGTGGATGTGGTAAGATCAGAGGACGGCCAGATTCTTGTCGAGGCGGATTTCGATTACACATAATTACCACAGGAGTATTTCCAGATGGGTATAAGTTCAGCAGTGGAGCCGTCCCGCAGGGCACGAGTTCTCGGCATTAAAACAACCGCGCTCAATTTGCGAGCGGGGCGAACAGTTGATCTCCCGCAGCGCATCGCTGTTTTCGGGCAGGGTTCAACCCTCGCGACTTACCCGACGACTAAAGTGCAAGTGACCAGTGCCGAGGAAGTAGCCACCCTGTTTGGGCCTGGGTCTCCGATACATCTGGCAGTACGAGAGCTATTCCCGGTCAATGGTGACGGCGTCGGTACTATTCCCGTAACCATTTACCCCCTTGTTGACGACGTCGCAGCACAGCCCGCCAGCGGGACGATTATCACGAGTGGGGTACAGGCGGTAGTAAAAGCCTACCGGGTGCGGATAAATAATATTGATTCTGCGGTATTCACTATTTTACCCGGTGATGCCCCGACAGCGATACACACCGCGATAGCGACGGCCATTAATGCCGTTCTTGAAATGCCAGTTATTGCCACGGGGAGCCTTGCCGATGTTACTCTCGTTACTAAATGGGCGGGACTAAGTGCAAACGATGTATATGTCGAGATTATAGGCGACACCACCTCGGACACAGTGTTCGCGGTCACGCAGGTTTTAGGGGGTCTAGTTAACCCTGACATAACTGCAGCCCTGGCGCTGGTAGGCAGCGTATGGGAAACAATGGTTGTGAGTTGTCTTGGCATCGCCGACACTACCGCGCTTGACCTGTTCCAGAGTTTTGGAGAAGGCCGATATGATGCACTGGTCCGCAAGCCCTGGGTCGTGTTTCATGGGGTCACCCTGGTTTCAGTAGCGAGCGCGACGGTAGTCTCCAGTGGCCGAAACACGGACCGGGTCAACTGTCAGATTCCGGCGCCGGGCTCGAACGATATACAATTCGTTATTGCCGCGCGTGCTGTTGCACGAATAGCCGTTCGTGCGAATTCAAACCCCCCATTTGATTATGCAAGCCTCGACATGGCGAGCATTACCCCGGGAACAGACGGCGAGCAGTGGACCGCCATAGATCGGGATGTCGCTATCAAGGCGGGCAGCTCGTCTATCGTCGTCAAGGATGGCGTGGTAAACTTGGCCGACACAGTAACGATGTATTTCCCCACCGGCGACCCGAATCCGGCCTATGCTTACGTCGTGGACATCGTTAAGATCCAGAATATCCTGTATAACCTGGGGCTGATCTTTGAACAGCCCGAATGGGATGGCGCCCCACTTATCCCAGACAACCAGCCGACGACAAACCGCTCTGCTAAAAAACCCAGGATGGCGGTCGCGGCGGTTGCAGCAATGGTTGATAGCCTGGCCCTTGCGGCGATTATAAGCGACCCAGAGGCGGCGAAAGCGACCATACAGGCACAGATCAACGCGCAGAACCCGAAACGGCTGGACGTGGTGTTTACCCTGCAGTTAAGCGGCAATGTGAACATATTATCGGTCGACTTCAATTTCGGCTTTTTCTTTGGAACCGACACCGTAGTCGCATAATCAGGAGCACAAAATCATGTCAGCAGTTGGCGGAAGTATTGAGGCCATCACGCTAGACGGGCGGGAGTTCCCGGTCGCGGCGGATGCGGAGGTCCAGCGCAAGCTTGGAGGGTTTGAGAATGAGGTCCAGTCGAACGGGGACGGCACCGCGCGGGTAATAAAAACCCGCGTTCCGCTATCCCTAGATGGTATGACCGTCGAGGTAGACGACAGCAGGGGGGACCATGAGTTTTTGCAGGCCCTGACCGATCGCGCCGATTATTTCCCGGTTGCCATCACGTACGCCTCGGGGATCTCGTACCAGGGCACGGCGCAGCTCGTCGGCGAAATGCAGGCCAGCAGCCAGAATGCCACCGCGTCTGTTTCCCTTATGGGGCCAGGCATTTTAACCAGGCAGTAGCAAGGCTATCAGGTAGGGCGCATATGCTGCGCGGGAGCCCTACCCCTTGCCCGGCTAACGCTGGGGCGCGGCACCATTTTTGTAAAATAGGGCAAGATTATGACAGAACAAGCGCGCACGCCGGCACCCAAGCCAAACACCCCCGACCCCACACCCATTGTGGCCACTGAAATGGCGGTGGAAGAGTTTGACCGGTTCGCCGATATGATGGGGCTGGATGTTGACACAGCCGACATGGACTCGGAAGACGCCGCCCAGCTGGGTAAATTACGTACTCGGTTGATCAAGGCCATCGAATGCGGCGCACTCGTGATTAATGAGAATGGCGAGGCGGTGTACACACCCCGCAACCGATTATCCAAACACCAGGACCCGATAACCTTTCACGAGCGTACCGGCGCGTCGCTTATGGCGATGGACGGCAAAAAGCGCGGCCATGATGTAGCGAAAATGTATGCTATTCTGGCGGACATGTGCAGGGTCCACCCGAGCGTATTCGCAGGCCTTGCCGGCGTGGACGTTAAAACATGCGAGGCGCTTTTCGCGCTTTTAATGGATTAGTTCTGGCGATGTTGGTCCGGGGCGGCAAGGACCAACCCCTCCCAGAGCGAGGAAACGATTTTTGTCGCGTGTATGGTGCGATGTTGCTGCAGGTCTGCCGGGATTATAACGGTATTCCGGACGCGCGGACATTGCAGGCACACGAGATTTTATTTTTCTATGACGGTTTGCGGCCCGAGCTAAGAACGCACACCAGCCCGAGGGGGTAACATGGCCAAGCGGTTCAGTGTCGAGGCGGTATTCAAAACGGTGGATCGTATCACCGCGCCCGTCACGCGCATGCAAAACCGTGTCAGGAAATTTACGCGGAGCATGGAACGCGGGTTTGCTCGCGCTAATAGGTCCCTCAGCCGCATGCTGTCGAGAATGCGGAGGGGGGCGGTAACGGTCGCCAAGTTCGGCGCGATCACCATTGGCGGACTCACTGCCAGCGTAGGGCTACTTATCCGGGAGTTTTCTAAGATCGAGAACGCCGAGGCGGCATTTACGCCCTTACTTGGGGGGGCCAAGGCAGCGAAAAAACTGGTTGAGGAACTGAACACGGCCGCAGCGTCCACCCCTTTCCAATTTGAGACCCTGGCCGGCGCGGCAAGTCAGCTGTTGCCCGTTATGAATGGGGACATACAGAACACGATAAAAACGATTAAAATGCTCGGTGATACAGCCGGCGGCAACGCACAGAAGCTGGACAGCATAACCCGCGGGTTCACTAAAGCCATGTTAAAAGGCAAGGTCGACATGGAGTCCCTGAACATGATCGCCGAGGCCGGCGTCCCGATATTTACCGAATTAGCCGAGTCTATGGGCGTGAAAGTTAACGCGGCGTTTTTCAAAATGATATCAGCTGGCAAGGTTGGCACTCGCGATTTAACAAAGGCATTCGAGAAAATGACCTCGAAGGGCGGGGTGTTTTTCAAAGGGATGGAAATCGCCAGCAAGACAACTTCGGGCATATTTTCAACATTGAAAGATAATATCTCCCTGACAGCTGCCGAGCTTGGGTCCGTTTTGGCTCCTGTTATTAAAGACCTGCTTCGGAATATGATAACCATCGCAAAGCGTGGCAGAGAGTGGGTGAAAGTCAACCGGGAGCTGATAAACGAGCGTTTTCTAGAATTTGTCGAGAGCATCAAGAAAGTGCTAAAAGGCGTCGGAACGACGTTTCGATTTTTGTCTCGACATGGCGCCACGATTGCCAAGGTGATCGCCGCCGTTGTGGCCTTATCTCTTGCCCTGAAAACGGTCGGGGTTGTAATGGGTGTTATTAATCTGCTAATGATGGCCAACCCGCTAGGGCTCTTTGCGGTAGCGATAGCGGGCGTCGCTGCCTTGATAATCGCAAACTGGGAGCCGTTGTCGGGGTTTTTTACAGACCTATGGGACGGCATTGTTCTGACCGTTAGCGATGCATTCACAAAAATAATGGGCTGGATAGACAGCTCAATACAGGCCGTGAAGGATTTCGGTGACAGCGTATCTGAGTTTTTCACTTTCGGCGACGACGAGGGGGGCGGCGGCGGTCTCCCGGAGCGGTTTGGCAGAACCTCCCCCGACGTAGTCAGCCCCCAGGAGCGCACCGCGCGCAGCATCGAAGAGAACCGAACCACCTCTACCGCAGAGGTTACAATTAAAGACGAAACAGGCCGCGCCGAGGTTTCGGGTGGTGCACTGGGCGCGGGTATCACCCTGCAGCCCTCGGGGGCGTTCTGATGGCGTGGGAGGACAGAATACGGGAAGCGGCGTATACGTCACCCGGCGGCACTCGAACAGTATTTCAGTATGAGAACGTGCGGGAGACGGTCGAGAAAAAAACAACAGCATTTGAGTTCCCAGACGCTAACGGAACCTATGTGCAGGACCTGGGCCACTCTGGCAGGCGCTACCCGCTGCGCGTGTTCTTTTGGGGGGCTGATTACGATATCGAGGCGGCGGCGTTTATCGAGGGTTTGTTAGAATCAGGCATCGGAAGGCTTGAGCACCCCGTGTATGGCGCCCTTGACGTGGTCCCGTTCGGGTCGATAACTCGCCGGGACGACCTCAAAACCGCAGCGAACCAGGCGGTAATACAGGTTACATTCTGGGAAACAATCGACATATTATACCCGGCAGTACAGGACGACCCCGCGGCGGGCGTTCTGGGCGCTGTCAGGGGGTACAATGCCGCCGCGGCGGAACAGTTTGACGAGTCCGCGGGGCTTGATAACACCGTAAGTAAGGCCACTTTGAAAGGCCAGTACGAGGCCTTGTTGGCCAGCACCTCGACCGCGCTGCAGAGTATCGCGGACGTACAGGACGACGTGCGCCAGCAGTTCGACGCCATTGTGGACTCTATAAACGCCGGAATAGACACGTTAATTTCGGACCCCATATCACTAGCGTTTCAAACCACGTTAATGATACAGGCGCCCGCCCGCGCGGCGGCTGCGGTACAGGACAGGCTATCGGCGTACTCTGATTTGATCGAGAGCATTATTTCCGGGGACGGCGCTGTCGTATCATCTGGCGGGAACCCGCTAGTCGCTAACGAATTCTATGTTCGGGATCTGTACGTTTCGACGTATGTCACCGGCGACGTCGTTTCGGTTGTAAATAATCAGTTTGAGACGAAAACGGACGCGCTCGGCGTGGCGGACGCCCTGTTATCTCAGCTGGACGACGTCGTTTCCTGGCGTGATGCGAATTATGCCGCGCTGGGCGTAGTTGATACCGGGGAGGCCTATCAGAAATTACAGGAGGCTGTCGCCCTGGCGGCGGGTTTCCTGGTCGAGATATCGTTCACACTGAAACAGGAGCGCCGTCTCGTTCTTACCCGGGACCGGACCATCATCGACCTGACCGCGGAGCTGTATGGGTCCGTCGATGATAACCTCGATTTTTTTATAAATTCTAACGGGTTGACCGGGTCGGAGATCCTGACAGTCCCGAGGGGGCGCGAGGTTGTCTTTTACGTATAAAGTCAGAGTGGGGGACACTTTCGCTACCATCGCGCGCCGCGTGTACGGTGTAGATAGTGCGGCGGGCAGTATCGCCAGGGCGAACCCGGGCGTCGCGGAGCCACTAACGACAGGTATCTCGGTGACAGTCCCCGACTTACCGGGTACGCCCCCAGACAAGCCACAGCGCGGCCAGGCGGCGAACGCTAACGAGGTGGCCATTCTTATCGACGGTCGGCGGTTTCGGTTCTGGGATTCCGTCCGGATTAGTCGGGCGATTGACCGAATAGACCTGGTCGAGTTCGGGGCGCCATTCACTGCAGACATCCCCGCTTTTCGGGACGCTTTTCGGCCTTTCACATATAAAAACATAACGGTAACGGTGGGCGGCGAGACGCTTTTCACGGGGACGATGGTCGGGGTTTCGCCAGTGCTCGAGAACGGGCGCCGCCTCGTATCCGTGAGTGGCTACTCAAAGCCGGGGGTTCTGAGCGATTGCACCCCGCCGGCCAGCCTTTACGCGGAGGGCTTGTCCAAGTTGGAATTCGAGGGCCAAGGGCTGCGGGAGATAGCGGGAACCCTGGCCGCCGCTTTCGGTGTGGGGGTATCCTTCACCGCGGAGCAGGGCGCGACATTCGAGCGCGTAGCGTGCGAGTACGACAAACGCGTGTGGTCATTTCTGGTAGGACTTGCCAAGCAGCGAAGTATAGTAATGTCGAGCACGCCCGATGGGAGAGCACTGTTTCAGCAGTCGGTAGAGCCAGGGAACCCGGTTACGAGGTTGGCGCAAGGTTCGGCGCCGCTGCTATCTGTAACACCGTTTTTCAGTCCCCAAGAGTATTACAGCCACATAACGGGGCTTAACACCGTCCTGGTGGGGTCGGAGGGTTCGCAGTTCACCGTGAAAAATCCGCTGTTACTAGGCGCTGTCCGGCCTATGACTTTTCGCACACCTGACACGCAGGGCGGCGGGGTCAAGCAGGCGGTCGAAGCGAAAGCAGGGCGTATGTTCGGCAGCATGGCCGCGTACTCGGTGAAGCTGGCCACATGGCGGGATAGTAACGGCAGCTTATGGGCGCCGAACACCTCTATCGTGGTGAACGCTCCTGACGCTATGATCTATGAAGATTATGAATTTATTATTCGTTCGGTTGAATTCGAGCGGGACCGGAGCAAGGAAACAGCCACGTTAAACCTGGTTATTCCAGGATCGTTTAGCGGGAAAATACCGGAGGCGCTACCATGGGCGGGATAGGCCGGGTTTTATCGTTTCTGCGAGCGGTTCGCAACGGCGCGCAAGTGTCGGACGTAACCATTGACCCCGGCGGCGGCGCCAATGTTACAAGCGAGCATTTTTCTGATTCCGGGGACGACGCCAGCCCGCTACCGACAGACTATGCGGTGTATGTGAGCATACCGCGGCAGGGCGGTCAGGTCGTTGTCGGATATATCGACCCGATAAACGTCCCAAAGTCCGCCCCCGGGGACAAGCGAATCCGGGGCAGAGACAAAGACACCGGCGCCGACGTGTGCGACGTGTGGCTTAAAAACGACGGGTCGATCAAGGCAGCGAATGCGCTCGGGTACTACGAGTTGCGAGCCGACGGGGTTTTTGAGGTGAACGGTGTTACAATCGGAACCGACGGCACCATCACGACACCGACCGGAGTGGTTACACCCTCGGCAGTGGTGAACGGAAAAGAGATAGCGGAGCACGATCATGCCATCGTGAGCGGCTCGAGTCAGCCAGGGCCTACAGGACCCAACAACTAATGCAACAGGGCGACGTTAATTTATTTCAGACCGACGACGGCGGCGAGATACTGATCACCGATGGCGTGGCCGACATGACGGGTGGATTTGGCCCGGCGGTTTATCTGTCTTTGTTTGGCGGTAACGAGGACGACAACGGCCAGACAGGCAATCCGCAGATATGGTGGGGGAGCCTGGACGATACGGATCCGGCGTTCCAGTACAGGAGCGAAACACAGCATATTTTACAGTCACTGCCGGCCACGTCGGGCAACATGCGGCGGCTTGAAGACGCAGCGCGCCGGGACCTAGAGTGGTTTTTAACTAAAAAAATCGCGTCCTCGGTTACGGTCCTAGCAAGTATACCCGCCTTGAATCGTGCCCGCCTGGTCGTTAGTATTGAGGCGCTGGGGCGGGAATCAGAATTTGAATACACGGCGAATTGGAAGGCGAAAACATGAGTTTATCGACACCGACAACCAAACAGATCAGTGACAATATTATCGCCCAGCTTGAGGCGTCGCTAAATCAGTCTATTCCTTTGCTGCCAAAGTCTTTTTTGCGGGTTTTATCGCGGGCGATGGCGGGGGTTTTTGTTTTGCTTTATAAGTATGGCGGGTTTATGTTCCTGCAGATGTTTGTAGCAACCGCCAGCGGCGACGAAACCCTCGTGAATGGCGTGTCTGTTAACCCCCTGACATTTTGGGGGCGGTTGATCGGGATCGGCGACCCCACAGCGGCCACGAGTGCCGAGCTTATAATCGATATAACGGTTACGAACCAGACAGGGACACTCCCCTCCCTTACGCAGCTGATAAACGCTGATAATGGGGTCACTTATCTGACGATTGGCGCGGTATTGTTAGACGCGCCCACCGTCCAGGCCACCATTCGAGCATCGTCCGACCAGTCCGGCGGCAATGGCGCGGGCGCAATCGGGAATCTGTTGGACGGTGCGACGGTGTCGTTCGCTAACCCCCTGGCGAATGTAGGCCGCAATGCCGCAGTCGCCTCCACAACGATCACGGGGGCCAACGGCGAGAGCATAGCAGCCTACCGCCAGCGTGTTATCGACCGGTTTCAGAAAGTCCCCCAGGGTGGCGCATATGCCGACTATGAGCTCTGGTCGGTAGAGGTTGCGGGAATCTTGAACGCCTACCCCTATACAAGCGCATGCCCAGGCCAGGTCGATGTTTTTATCGAGGCAACGACAGCCAGCTCGGGTAACCCTGAGGGCATACCAACAACCGCACAACTGCAGGCGGTGCTCGATTCTATCGAATTCGACCTCGCGGGGTTACCCTCACGCCGGCCGGCTAACGCGCTGGCGAACACGTTTCCCATCACGCGGACCGCGTTCGATGTACGTGTGACGGGACTTGTGGTCAGCGACCCCGCACAGGTACAAGCTGACATAACGGCCGGTTTAATCGAGTTTTTTCTCGCCCGTGAGCCGTATATCGATGGCCTGAGCGTGCCCCCGCGTTCGGATCGCATAACGTCAAGTGCTGTCAGCGGCGTGGTCGAGGCCATAGTCAGCGCAGAAGGCGGCATTTTTGGGGCGGTGATAGTCAGCGTGGCGGGCACTAATGTCATACTGTATGCGCTGGGGATCGGCGAGAAGGCCAAAGCCGGCATGATCAGTTTCGCGTAGCGTCATGGTCTCCCTACTTACAAAACTACTACCGAATGCGATAGCGTGGAATACCACGATAAATAAACAGCTGCGGCGGTTTTTCGGGGGGTTGCTTGGCACTGAGAATGCAGCTAAATCGTTCCTCGATAGGGTCTGGCAAGACACAGACCCCGCTGTCACGCGGGAGCTCCCCGCTTGGGAGCGTCAATTCGGGCTACTTAGTACAAGCCTTACGGAAGCTGAGAGGCGCGCCAGGCTGGACGCCGCCTGGAAGGCTCTCGGCGGCCAGGACCCTCGCTACATACAGGACACCTTACAGGCGAACGGCTTTAACGTGTTCGTTCATGAGTGGTGGACGCCGGGAACAGAGCCTGCGGTCGGCGTCAAACAGTGCGTAACACCGCGCAATCCGTTATTATACTTACGTAGGCAGAATGTAGGCCAGATTTTTATCGTCGAGTGTGGCGAGGCTGTCGCCGAGTGTGGCGAGGTCGCTGCAGAGGCCGGGAATTCCATCGAGCCGCTGGGGTATCCTTTAGTTAATCGAATCCGGTTGACCGAGTCAGACGAGGTCACATTATGCGGGGAGGCCCTGGCCCAGTGCGGAGAACCCGAGGCCGCATGTGGTAACTTCCTGACATTCCGGGAAACATTCCTGGTGTACGCGATACCCCTGGATGCGACCAAGTGGCCCTATTTTTTGTATATAGGGGGGCAGACTTTCGGGGGCATGGCGCAAGTCCAGTCCAGCCGCCGCGATGAGTTCGAGACACTCTGTTTAAAAATATGCCCGCTGCAGCAGTGGCTCGGTATTTTGGTAGAATACACGTAATTAATATGAGGTTTTAAAAATGGCCATAATTCCAGACGCACAATACCCCGGCAAAGTAGCCCCCGGCACGCCACAGTATCCGCTCGGGAGTGCTCAGAACATTACGGCCCCCGGCGACGGCACGGGCACACCGTGGGAGCAGGCACTCGTAAATGACATATTTGGTTTTCAGCAATCATTGCTTGACGAGGCGGGCATCACCGCAAGCGGTAACCCAGACCAAGTGGGAGCGTCGGATTACCTGGACGCGCTAAAAGTAATAATAAATAATCAGGCCACCTCTACACCTGACCGGAATTTGTTTCATAATAGTAATTTTCAGATCACGCATCGAGGAAACGCGATCGTGGTGGGGGCGGCGAATGTATATAATACCTATGATCGCTGGCAGGTTGGGGGCAACGGCGCGAACAGTGACGGTAATTACTCGGTTAGCTTGCTTACAAACTCATCTATCGGGGGGGTAGACATAATATCGGACCACCTTATCGCCGTAGGGCTGCAGGAGGGTGCCACCCCCGCGGAGTTTTTCCTCGGTCAGCGATTCTATGACCCCTGGCAACTCAGCGGCAAAACCATCTCAATGAGTTTTTGGATAGAAAACAAAGACGGAGTATCTACGGATTATAACAACCTGGTATCAGGCGCCATCCCGGTGGGTATAACAGGTATAACCAGTACGATAAAAAGCGCAGTATATCAAGTGCAATTCGGGGCGGGGCGTACGCTAATAACTACGACGCTCACGTTCCCCACGTTCTCCGGGTCTGACATCGTTAACCCCCGGTCGTGCTTTATCGTGTGCCCTGTTTTGTGGAATAGCGCCCTCGACCCGTTCCAGAACGTGGACTTTGAGATCGGCGATATATGGGCCTCCGAAGGCGCGACGGTCCCCGCGTACAGGTCGAACACGCACTCGGATGAGGAGATGGTGGCGGTCCAGTATTTTGAAGAGGGGGGAGATGCGGGCGAGCACGGCTTTTCAGGATCTGCGTCAAGCGGGTTCGTCTACTATGCCCGGACGGTGTTTGCTTCTGGAAAACGGTTTACACCAGTGAGCCTGGTTCTAACGGACAGGGGGGCAGCTCTTGGGTTCCCCTCTACGGTGGGGTCAGTTATCCTAGATCAGAGAGGGTTCCGGGAGACGCGGGTAAGTAACACTAGTAACAACCAGGCGCGCTGGGAATCCGCCTGGGTGGTTGATTGTGAGCAGTTAGACGGCATGTAGTAAAGCCCGCACTTTTTTTAATATGTATACTTTGGTATAGTTAACAGTGTAATTAATTGCTAGGGTGTGTTAAGCATGGCGGAGACGGGGGAAACCCAAAGCATGGCAGAGCACGACACTCAGATCGCACAGTTGCGGGTGGACTTTGTCGCCCTGAAAGGTAGCGTTGATTTGTTAAGCCTCGATTTTAACAAACAGGTTGCCCGCAGTGCTGATCAGGCCTCGGCGATACACGGCCACTTTGAACGTCGGCTCGGTGCATATGAAGACATGCACGTCGAGCTCATGGAGGCCACACAGCGGAACACGGCCGCGATCGAGGCCCAGACGGTAGCAACCGCAGGGCTGGTAAAGTTCGAGAGTAATCTACAGGGCGCGGCGGCTATCGGGTCGGGTGTTCGCAAGGTTTCGTGGTTTATCTTAAAGGTTCCAGTCATAGGAGGCGTCGCCGTAGCCGGCTGGTTGTGGCTATTGGACCGCCTTGCGGAGTTGGGGGCGTCGGGCTAGAGCTCGCCGTGTCTGTCCCGGTAGTCGTCTTCGGTTGGCCCTGTTGGGTGGCCCGCACACCACACGGTCGACCCTTTGCGGTGCGGGTGCGGCATTTGACCGCAATCGCATGTATCGAAAACGCCCGTCCGGTTTTTATGTTCCTTTGTTCTTGCAAGGTCGATTGTCCAGTCTACTTGCCCGCACGAATGGCATTTCGGCGCCCGGAGGTACTGCCACAGCTCACGGTGCAACGATCGGCGGGCGTAGCATGTCCCACAGCGATAATGCTTTCTTGCTCGCGTAACACCATTCAGGCGCTGGCAGTAGCGGGTGGCTCGCTCTTGCCACGTTTGTTTTTTCATTGCATCATGTCGCGGAACATGTAGACAAGCGGGAACATGCTCGCCATGCCCAGAACCAGCCACAGCGCAAACAACCACCCGAACCGTACGCACTCGCGGGGCTTTATTTCGTCTGGTTTCATTTTTCAGCCTTTTTTAAGCGGGTGAACATGATAGCGGCCAGCCCGGCGGGGTGGCGTATCTGCAGGATTTTCGCGCCTTTGTGCCACGTTACAACCCCGCTCCCGGACAGCTGCAATGCTTCCTTTACATATTGTACGCGGACGCCATATTCTGCGTTAATTCTGTACGTTTCAATTCCGGTCAAGCCCTGGACCACTTCAAGGGACGACAGGTCCAGGGGGACGCCTTCGTCGGTTGGTAGAACACGGTTTATATCCGGATATCTAGCCCAATCAGCGGCGTGGATCAGTTGTTCATTATCATCGTACCAACCAGACGCACGGGTAACGCCTATAATATGCACCCGGTGGCCGTCGGATGCCAGGGTACGTTCCCCGTCGCTGTAAACGTGGTTCAAATAAGCGCGAACGTCTTTTCTCCCGCGGGCTTTTACACACCAGTGAAAGGGGTTTTTAACTTTGGTTATGGCTGGGATGAAAAAGGCGTATAAAAGGGCTGCGTCTTCGGTATCAAGGAGGTTGATATTTCGCTGCACGACCTTAAAGACCTCTGCTTTTGTTGGTTTTTTATTTAGTTCTGACGCGAGTGTCGGCACTGTTTTCATGATTTTGTCCCCGTTTCGTAGTGTATGTACGTAATATACGTTATGATTCCGGCTGTGTCAACATAAAATATTAATCTTTTCTATACCGCTGACCCATCCAGCCGCCAGCCGCTTTTATCGGCCACCCCGCAGCCCACGCGGGGAGGGAGGCCATTATCTCCTCGAATTCAGCTATCGACCCGACGCCGTGGGAAACCTCGGCGACGATCTCATCATGTATGTGTAGTACGATTTCATACCCCGCCCGCTCGATGGCAACCATCGCGTGTGTGAGTATGTCCCGGGCGATGGCCTGGGTCACGTTTTCCGTGAGCTTACCACCGTACGTATCGAGCCGCATCCAACCGGTGGGGCCTTTCTTATAGTCAGAGTTCCACCCTTCGTATGTCAGTTTTTGGCACGGCTTCCCCCAGAACGTGGTATCCGGTATCAGGCGCGGCTTGTGATACGTTAGTTTGCGCCCGCTCGGCAATTTGCAATAAAGCACGTCGTCTGTAACACCATAAACGATGCCACGGTATGCAAAGCACTGGCCGGGATTCTCGACCGCTGAGACGGCCGCAGCTTCGAGCCCATACCACAACTTTACTATCATGGGCGATTTCTTACGCCACGCGCGCACCTTCTCTAGTATCTCGTCGTCTGTGTCGATATATGCACCGATGCCGAATTGGCGCCAGGCACCGACACTCCCCTGGTAGGCGCTGGCGAGCTCGCCCGGCTTGCCCAGCTTCTTACGCAGGGGGTGGTGGTTCCCTGTCCGCCGCTTATATTCCAGGATCTCTTCAAACGGCACGCCGGACAGATCCGCCGCCGTTTTCTCGTATATCTTGCCGTGTGTTCTGAATACGTCAATACGCCAGGTTTCTCCGGCGATCATGGCGACCACAACGGCCTCTATGGCGGAGTAGTCCGAGCATATCAGTGTTTTACCGGGCGCCGCTACGAACAGCCCCCGCAGACAGCCCGAGATAGCCGCCACAGCGTCGCCGAACACCTGTTCAACATCGGCCAGGGTTCCGCCTTTGATCAGCTGTAGCGTATCCTTAACGGCCTCGATGGACCATTCGGCGGGCGGGTTCTGTGTGCTGGATATGTTGCAATACGGGCAGCTAATCCGGCCCGCGTCGTAAAAATGCCGGCACCCTCGCGGGTGCGTACACTGCCGCACCTCCGGCCCCGAGCTCGGCAGGTTCTGCGGTTGTGGACCCCTCCCCGCAAATCGGCCCGTCCTGTCAGCCCCGTAGTACGCAAACAGCAGGCGCAACCGCCCGTCGTTAGATAGCCGCCGGTCGATGGCGTATAGTTTTTTAACACTGGCCGCGCCCAGGGTCGCCCGTATCTCTAGCACTCGGCGACAGTTAGGCGGGAGCTCGCCCGCCGGCTTATCGAGCATCGCCTCGACGGTCTCCGCCTGCAGGTTGGGCATGTCAAGCCCTGCAGCGGTGAGCCAGCCGACTATTTTTTTGACCTCGCCCGCTGTCTGGACCTGGCCCCCGGTTATCGTTACCAGCTCCGCCGTGTACTGGGTGTGCGCGGCTTTAACGATACCGATACAAGCCACCAGAGACTCCGCGTCGATGTGGACTCCCCGGAAATTTATTTTCTGATCCAACAGCCACAGCTCGTGCTCGTCGGGGCTCAGATCCGGGAGTTTGGCGGAGACCGCAGCCTCGGTGCGTATATCCCCTATGTTGTAAACGAAAAACTTGACGCCGTCGAGGGGCGCGTCCGCTGTGCGAAGCCTGAGCCGGCCGTCTTTCTTTGTGGGGTTCCTGGGCTTGCTGAATTTATTAATCAGGCGCTGGCCGTCGCCTATCTTTTGAACATCGGCCTCGCTCACTTTGGCGGCATTCGCAAGCCCGCCAGGCATAGAAAACGCCCGCGATTTTGCCATCGCGTCTCGTAGCTGTCGGTAATCAAGCTCCGGCCACCCCATACGTGGTGCACATACGTTCAACCAGATAAGGTACTCGAAGGGGGTATTCCACGCCTCAAGGAGCCCGCCGGCGGCCAAGTGGTCGAACAGCTCCACCGGCGAGGGCATGGTTGGCACCCACAACTGGGGGCCTTTGCCGTCTTTTAAGTCATACGCCAGGCTCACCACTTCGGTCGAGGGGTGTTCCGAGTATGCCGCCGCCCCGACTGCTGCCAGCCCGTGCGACGTTCCTTTCGGTACGTTGGGCAGGAGCTTCCACCGGCGCGCCACCTCGTCGAAGTAGTACCCGGCCTCGCTGTACGTCTCGAAATCGAAGTCGGGTAAAACCGTCGAGTACCCGCAGCCCGCCCGGATGAGCTCCCCGGCTAGTGCGGCCAATTTTCTAACGTCTTGGCTGCAGGCTCTTTAGTCTTCATCATCCGCCCCCAACGCCTCGGGTTTGCCGAAGATAAAACGGGCTACGTGTATCACCGCCTTACACTTTCTAAAGAACCCAAAGCCTGAGCTAACCGGGATGTAGGTCGCGTTCCTTACTGCTGCCGGTGCCGCGCTCTTTACGCGCGCCCGGACCAGGACCGGGTTATGTGTGATAATAAAATCGCCCCGCAAGTCAAGGTACTGCTTGCCGCCTTTTTTAAAAAAGTACACTAAAACAGTTTCCCGCCGTGCACAGTGTACATGCCCTCTGAGTTCAAGAGCAGCGCGATTATGCCAATCTTCGCAGCGCGGGCGCGCTTGTCCTCGCCAGTGGTGCGGGCGTTCTGCAGCTGGTTCAGTCTGACCCGGAGCTCGGTGTGGAGTTGGAAGCCCTCCAGCGCGGGGGCGGTCTCGCAAGCCGCGTCGATTTCGTTATCTGGATCTAATATGGGCATTATGTGTTACTCCGCAATGTGCCGCCCCGAGGGGCGACACGGGGTTGTCATGAAGTGGCTAACGGAAGGGCCGCGATGGCTGCAGCTTCCCACCCGGCCGCGAGTAGTTGCGCCTCTGTCCACGGTTTGCCTTCGACGCTATACAGTTTCGGTGCGTCGAGGAAGTCCTCCGCCTGTTGCACACCGCCGGGTTTCGGGGCGGGTGCGGGCGCCTGTTTCGGAGCGGGTGCAGGCCCACCAGCTGGAGCACCTCCAGCAGCAGGAGCCAGCCCGACGTGTGGGTCGATCTGTGCCCCCTCGGGTAACTGTCCGGCATCTTCGCCGAAGAACTCCGCACCGTCACGGTCGAACGCGGTGGCTATAGCCACACCGGCCTGATACAGTTCGACTATTACCGGGTTAACGTACACGCCGGCGGTTTCGGCTGCAGCGCCATTTTTGCCGCGGTTGTTGGTTACGTCATAGCCTACCCGCAGGTAGTCGCCGCGCTTAATTTCGGCTTTGTTGGCGATGGCGTCCAGCGGGTTATACTTGCCCCGGTGGAAACAGGAGAACGGCAGTTCAGTCTTGCCATATATGATCCAGTGCCCGGGATAGCCTTCCTGATCGCAAGGTTTTTTCATCTTGCGGTTAGGCTCGGCGCTGTCGCCGTCTATTACCTTCCAAGAGAAAGCCGCGTTTTGTGACTCAGCGGGGTAGGCCCCCTGCTCAGATCCAGCGGCGTATATTTCCGCGCCCCAGGCGGTCTGGCGCCAGTCAGTCTCCGCGCCCTTCTTGTAAGCCATCCCTAAAAAAGCACTAGTACGGGGCGTGCCGTCGCCAGATAGCAGAGGCTTGTCGTGTTTGTCAGTTACTGCTGTTCGTACCATCGGATGCCCAGACACGAGACGGCCGACCCCTGGTTTTATAGTCCTGATTGTCTTATCAGTCATTGGTAAACACCTTTCTTGCGAGTGTCCCATCTACGGGAACTGTTTTAAATCCCTTGCGGGGTAATTCTGTATGGGCGTCGATCACTGCCGGGTCGACGCCCAGTTTGCGCGCCTGGTTCGGTGTGATCACGTCCTTGGGCTTTTTAAAATCTTTCTTGAGCAGCTCCCCTATGCGGATAACGGTCGCCGCTGGTTTTGTCCATGCCTCACGGTAAAAAGTGGGCTCGGTAGTCCAACCGGGCACCACCTCGCCCGCCATGGTAAGCGATTTTATTCGCTCCTTATAGCCTGTTTCCAGGCATTCCAGCTGTTCCCGTGCGCGTTCGATCAGTTGGAGCTGAAACCCGAGCGAACGGGGCGACAGGTCCACCGGGACGGGGGCACTTGCGGCCTCGTACAGTTGCCAACCACCACGCAGGGCGGCCTCGCAGGCGTGACGGGCTTCGCAGTAGTGACAATGCGAGCCGCTCGCGCATGTGGCCTTATCACTCATAGCCACGGCGGCGGCGTTATGGAGCTGATTAAAATACGGCCGCAGCTCTGACAAATTAACCACCCATTCTCGGACGGGGCCATCTTTATGGAACGCGCGGGGCTGTATTATTCGCATACAGACGGTTATCTCCTGGTCGTCCACACCGTTAAACGAATTCAGGCCCCACCGTTCGCACAGTCCCGCGATATAGTTTATCGATTGCCAATGTTCATAGGCATCATTCACGATATAGCCGAATTTATAGTCCCAGTTATATATCGTTTTCGTGGCCTCGACGTACATGGCGGCGTCGGGCGTCCCATTCGATAACTCGTGAATTTTGGGCATGTATACCCGCTCTTCGACGAGCAGGTTCCCCCCGCCGAATATAGCGTTTTCGCGCATAGCTTCCATAACATCATTGGCGTATATCTCGGCACCGTCGAACATGGCATCGGTGAACACCAGGCCATTCGAGGCCCTTTCCCCGACGATCTGGGCGCGCGATAACGTGTTGAACAGGCCCACCATTGCAGCTCTAACAAGTAGCGCCCCTATCTCGTGTGACGCCGTGCCAATAGCCGCCGCAGGGTCTGGCTCGGTTTCAGGGAACAGCGCGGCCATACGGGGGTACGCCGTACAGCCGCCGGGGCGCCCCCAGATCCCCGCAGCTGATGGCGCTAGAATGGAATGCTCGCTCATTGAAACAGGGCGTCGTGAAAGTCAGGTATTAAATCAGGACGTGCGGCCAACATTTCAACCGAAGCAAGGCCCACATTTTGGAGAGCCGCGGCGATGGCGACATCGTCGACGCCAGACTCGGCGATCTTCGCCAGTATGGCGGGGAAAGTTGCCGCAACCGGTGCGGACTCCTCAAACTCGCTGGCCAGCTCGTCGATGGCGGCCTCGCTCCATTTAGCCTCGATCAGTTGTTCGCGCGTGAATCCTTCACCGTCTATCAGGTAAAGTAGAACCGGTTCAGGCTCGGGTTTCTTAGCGGGCGGCGGTGCCGGAGTGGTTGCCGCTGTAGGCGCCGGCGCTTTGGCGGGTGAGGGGGCGGGCGCTTGGGTGCCCGCGGCCTTGTGAGCGTCCACGTTGTGAACAGTTACGTCGGGAGCGGGGACCGCCATCGCCGCGCGCAGTTCGGCCTTTACGGACGCGACGAGAGCCGGAGCAACGCCGCGGGTTAGTTTCCAGGTGCCCTCCTTTTTCAACATCTTTCGGCTGTCGCTATGAATTCGCGCATCCCAGGGGAGGCCCTCCGCGTCGAGCACTACCCCGCCGCTACCGTCGAGCACCGCCTCACTGCTACCTGGCGGCTTGCTGGGCACTTCGTGGCCGCTGCGGTGTTCGATGTCTCTGTCTGCGTCGTCGGCAGTGCTTGGCGTGCGGAGTGCATCCTCGGCCAGGGCTGTAAAGGTTTCAGCCGCTTTTTGCAGCGCGGGGGCGTCGCCGAGGTCGGCGGTTATACTAATACCTGTCATTGTGTTTTCCTCTGTAAATTGATGTTGACGAGCTACAATACTATGCGGTATTATTTGTCTTGTCAATACGGTGTAATAAAAATATGAACAAAGAAGACGGAAAAATACTGGCTATTATAGCCGCCTTGGTAATAGCCATAGTGGTTCCGGTTGCTATGTGCGCCGCTCGTTGCGCGGGGGTGTGCGCGCTGTGAGGCTTCGCCCGTATCAAGCCGCATGTAAGGCTAATATATACGCCGCCTGGGATCAAGGTGCGGAGAATGTTCTCGCAGTGGAGCCCACGGGCGGCGGTAAAACGGTAATATTTTCAGAGATCATAAAAGAGAACCGGGGTGCCAGTTGTGCTATCGCCCACCGCCAGGAGTTAGTGACACAGATATCGCTCGCTATGGCGCGGGACGAAGTGTCACACCGTATTATCGGGCCAAAAGAAGTGGTACAACTGGCCGTAGCTTCACATATGCGGGAGTTGGGGCGTTCGTATTATGACCCGGCATCACGAACCGCCGTCGCCGGTGTGAACACCCTCACCCGGCGGAAAAAAAAGCTGGAAGACTGGGCGCAAACTATAACGCTATGGGTGCAAGACGAGGGGCACCACGTTTTGTCCGGCAACTCCTGGGGCACCGCGGCCAGAATGTTCCCAAATGCACGGGGGCTGGGGGTAACCGCCACCGCGGGCCGCGCAGACGGAAAAGGACTTGGACGTCATGCCGACGGGTTATATGATGCAATGATCGTCGGAAACAGCCCACGCGAATTAATCGATATGGGCTACCTCACAGACTACCGGTTATATGGCGTCGAATCTGATTTTAATCGGGATAATATCGAAATAAGCGCAGCAACTGGCGAACTGAAAGACGCATCGGTAAAAAAAGAACTGCAGCGCGCGCCAATTGTGGGCGACGTGGTGGAGCACTATCTCCGCATTGCCCCGGGCAAAGCCGGCGTAACGTTTGCCGCTAACGTAGAACAAGCGACCGACGTTGCGCGCCGGTTTAACGAGCGGGGCGTCCCGGCGGCGGTCGTTACCGCTGACACGCCGGCTATAAAACGCGCCGAACTGGTCCAGCAACTGGGGCGGCGGGAATTGTTACAGCTGGTAAACGTGGACATATTCGGCGAGGGGTTCGACTTGCCCGCGATCGAAGTCGTAAGCCTGGCACGGCCGACGGAATCGTTCGCCCTGCTATGCCAACAGGTAGGGCGCGCGCTCCGACTCATGATCTCGGCGATACTGTCGGGGGTGTGGGATACTTACACCGACGCGCAGCGCCTGCAGTTCATAGCAGAGAGCGAAAAACCGCATGCGATAATCATCGACCACGTGGGCAACATCAAGCGACACGCGGTCCGGAACGGGCTGCCTGACCGGCCGCATCCGTGGAGCCTTGACAGACGGGACAAGCGGGGCTCGTCGGGTCCGAGTGACGCGATACCCGTCACTACTTGCTTGAATCCTGAGTGCCTGGCGATCTACGAGCGGATATACAAGGCTTGCCCATATTGTGGCCACAAGCCTTCTCCGGGCTTGCGTTCCAGTCCCGAGGAAGTCGACGGGGATCTGGTCGAGCTGGACCCGGCGACCCTGTTGGCGCTGCAGGCCGACATCGATAAGGTGGACCAGACCGAGGCAGAGTTTCAGGCGAGCATGCTAGCCAGGCATGTTCCCCGGTTGGGTCAGGGT